TATCCCTAGGATATAATATCATTATGGGCAGGATATCTAGATCCTAGATATCTTTTACCCAGGGGGCAGGGGAAAAACCCTAGGGCACGATTTGAGAAACTTATCAGGAACAGACCCCATTTCCTGCCCAAACCCAAGATTTTTTCTCTATTATGCCCATGATATGCCCGATATAATGGGTTCTTTAGTTCACTAAAGCACTAAAGTAAGCCCATTCCCAGGATTTATCCCTAGGATATAATATCATTATGGGCAGGATATCTAGATCCTAGATATCTTTACCCAGGGGGCAGGGGAAAAACCCTAGGGCACGATTTGAGAAACTTAAACCCTTGACTAACCTGTGTATGATTGGGATATGCTTTGGGGGTTCCAGCTAGGGGGGCTTCGCCCCCAGTAAGGAACCCAAGGTTAACAAAAGTCAACAGTTCTTCAACCACCAAGCCATAATATTATATTCTAGACTTTTGGAGAGTTGATTCTTGGTTGAAGAACTGTTGACACGGGGTTGCTCTTTTGAGCAACCATGGGTTGATAGTCAAGATGATTTGTGGTTGAGATTTGGGTTTATTGAAGTTTGGGGGGAAGCCTGACCTCAGTCAGTCTTCCCCAGTGTTGACTAATGTTGACCTGTTTTTGGGAATAGTTCCCCCAATATATATTACCGCCTGACCGGACTCGGTAACTCCATCTCTTAGGAACCTATCCCCAGCTTCCTCACTTACATACGGAAGATGTATGTAACTGAGGAATGACCGGGCGACCCACCTACCGCTCGTACCGGTCCAAGGCTACCCTCTTAGCAGGAGGATGAGGCAATGGGCCCGATGTTGGGATCTAATCCACAACACCGGGGAGGAATCCTGCTGACGTATCTTCTACGCCAGTCGACTCATATTATACCACATTTCTGGGCTTTTGTCAAGTCCCCTCCTCCTAAAAATTTTTTGTCTTACCCCCTTGACAAATGGGCAAAAATATGGTATAATATGGGCCATGGAAAGACATTGGAAGGTCCTTCTAGTACTGCTAGCCTTGGTCCTATTGGGGGCGGGGTCGGGCCCTGCGAGCCAATGGGACTGGGACATAGGGGCCATCGGTAAACTTCATCTTGATGGCGACCACCTGTGCACGGCCTTCTTGATTAGATCCGAGGAAGTCTTCGTGACCGGCAGGTATGGGAGAGAAGAACCTGCCTATGTGAATACTGGGGTCTCCGCTGGGCACTGCTACAGCCAAAACATAACCTTCGAATCTCGCGCCCTGAGAATGTGGGGAGCCTATTGGTATCCCCGTCAGTTCATTGCCTCTTGGGTAATTGGGATGTCGAGGGGCGATGAAGGTTATGATCTCATGGTCTTCAAGTTTTGGTCTCTCTGGAAGCTGCCTGTCCTAAAGATCGCTTGGGACTATACTCCTTCAGTCGGAGAGAATCTTTCTACAGTCGGTTACGGTAACCGTGTTCTCAATGTCGTAACCGGCCCCTTCTTGGGCTATTCTCAGGATAAGTATTCTGAAGGAGAACTTGAGATTGGTATGTTTATCAATCCGGGACAGTCCGGAGCACCAGTCTTCAATTACGAAGGCAAAGTTGTTGGTGTAATTCGTGCTCATAAGCTCAAAGCTCCTCGGACAGGAATTCAGATAATGTTTGGTCTCTATGAGCGGGATAAAGTGGCGTATGCTGTTCCCATAGACCGCCTACGAGGGCTGGTAAAGGTGAACTAAGACATGGCCGAGAAGGAGACACAGCCTTATCATCCAGAAGATAAGATCTCAGCCCACTTTACGTGGAAAGAGGTCTACTGCCGCTGTGGCTGCATCTTCCCGAGGAAATATGCCGAGAATGCTATAAAACTAGCGGAAGTCTTGGAGAAGGTTAGAGAGGCCCTTGGTGATGTTCCCGTCATTGTCAATTCATGGTATCGATGTCCCGAGCATAATCGAGCCGTGGGGGGAGTTCCGACCAGCGCGCATCTGACGGCATCGGCCGCGGACATCTGGTCCCCTCGTGTACCCACGCCGCAACTACATGAAACTGCCCGGGCTCTGCACAAGAAACGGGTTATCCGGGGCCTAGGCCTATATCCTGATCGCATCCACGTCGACATCGACGGTTACCGCATGTGGGTATACACTGTCCCCGATGCCAACTCGAAAGGTTAGTGAACTCCCCCCAACTCCAGGTTCATGGCTCGATGAGCTGATCCGGGGCCTTGCTGTCGGCCTCGGAGCAGCCGAGCCACAAAGTAGAGCCGAAAAGATTCTGGCAACTGTCCCTTGGCTTTTGCCCACCCTAGGAACCCTATACATAACCAATAACCCTGAGCTAGCCCAAAAAGTCCTAGAGGGGGCACTTCGAGAAGCTAAACAGCACCCCCCACTGGTTCCACCTTTTGGGACTGGGGGCCAAATGTTTCCGGTGCGCTCTAATCTTGGTAGAGGGCCTATGCATCATGCCATTATTCACGTACTTGAAAAAGGAAGAGAAGCAAGGCCCGAGGCTACGGTTGCGCACGAGGCGACTCACACCCTACAGAAAATTATAGCCCCTTATTGGATGCCGCGAGGGCTGATACATGAGCCAGGGGCTGAGCGAGTAGGACTCTATACTGTATTAGAAGAGGCCAGTGCTTGGGCTCCTGCCATACGTGCTGGGCTCTATTCTCCAGAAGAAGCCGCTAGAGCAGGTTTTGGTTCTTACATAGGGGCCTTATTGGGGGCTGTTTCTAGAGGACAAAAGAGCAAACGCGAAGATGTGCAAGCGACTAGTAGGGCCGCCCTAGATCTTTTAAAGAAATGGTGGGAACCAAGAGCGGGCGGGCGTCCCATTGAAGCCTTGTTTAAATCTGCACCACCAGCCTTTGACGAGATAGCGGGTGCTCCAATCTTGGCTCAAGTAGCGGAAAATCCCAGTATTCTACAGCGTTGGTTTGAAGATGTCTCGCGCGCATTTCGGGGGTTGCCTATGGGAGGCTATATTGAGGGCCTTACCAGTCGCCCAGGAATGCTGGGGGCATTTGTTGAGGCGGCCCAAGCCCCAGTCAAATTTGCTCAAGAGGCGGCTCGCTTGGGTCGGGCATTGAGAGAGCTGCCGAGTATCATGTTTAGACTTGGGCCGAGAGATTTGAGCACTCTATCGGGAAAGCCAATATCGGAAATAACGGAAGAGCTATTAAAACCACAGCGGCCGCTACAGCCTTGGCTTGTTTCGCTTCTGCAAAAGACGCTATTAAGAGGCCTAAAATGAGCCGAAAAGAGGAACTTCTTGAACATGCAAGAAAGCGGGCCAAAATGTCGGCTAGGGCGAGGAAGTTTATCAAGCATTATGTGCTTGATCCGTCCAATGCCACCCGAGCAGCTATACGAGCAGGTTATTCACCTCGCTCAGCAAGAACGTTGGCTAGTCGACTCCTTAATGATCCGAGAGTACAAGGGGAGCTCGCCAAGCACTTCACGGATAAAGAAGCCCTTATAGCCGACATTCTAAATCAATCCTTGCTCAGGCTCCAAGAGCTTCTCCAACGGGAAGATGTGGAGAATCGAGATATTCATCGGGCAATCCGCATGGCCTTGGAGTACACCAAGATCGCTGCCGGAGTACTGGGGCTGAATGTCAAGAAGCAGGCTGAGATTCAAGATGTCACTGAAGAGCTTACGACTGATGAACTGATAGAGATTCACGAAAAAGAATTGGAGCGATTGAGAGCCCTGAAGGCACATGGGAGTCTACAGTCTCATACAGCAGAGAGCCAAGCTGGAAAGACTCAAATACAGTGAGGATTTTTTAAGCTTCCTTAAGGATGTCTTGGGTTATGTGGATATTGTGGAGGGCGTACACGGGCCTATCGTTAAGCTGCTGACAGACCGCTCCTCCCGTTACAAAATGTTTCTATTGCCCCGAGGGAGCTTTAAAACCAGCATTGTCTCGATAGGTTATCCGCTGTGGCGGCTAGCTTATGAGCCTGATTTGAGAATCCTGCTTGATAGCAAAACGCTCGATCGAGCGAAGATGATACTCTCGGAGATAAAATGGCACATCGAGTACAACGATCGTTTCAAGGAAATATACGGGGAATGGAAAAATATCCCTGGGTGGCAGGAAGATGCGGTGACCATACCGCAGAGGACACGGCCACTCAAGGAGCCATCTATTGCTACGGGCGGAGTAGATTCCCCCCGGACGGGCGGCCACTACGACATCATCATCGCCGACGACTTGCACGATGAAAAGAATATTACGACTGACTTGATGCGCCAGCGGGTGATCCTACATTATAAGACGCTTCATCCCATCCTGGAGCCGGATGGCGAGCTCATTATAGTAGGGACCCGCTGGCATACAGAAGATGTCTACAAGTATATCATGGACCATGAGCCCTGTGAATACCTATGACCTCCGAGCACACATGGAAGGTCATGATCCGACCTGCCATATTGCCAGGCGGGGAATTATGGTTTCCGCAAAGGCTAAGCCGCGAATTCCTTGAGGTCCAACGAGAGCGAGACCCATATTTCTTTTCGTGTTCTTATCTAAATGAGCCTATACCTCCCGAGGAACAACGATTCAGGCCTGAGTGGATTCGTTACGCAGATGTCCTCTTCAAGGCCGATGACTATACAAGAATTGTAGATAAGGGCACAGGCCGAGAATATCATGTATGGGTCACAATGGCCATAGACCCGGCCATTTCAGATAAGAAGAAATCGGACTATACGGGCATTGTGACAGTTGGGACTACAACCCAAGGAATATGGTATGTTTTAGGGGCACGACGAGTGAAGGGGGGCGTAGACAACATTACTCAAGCTGTAGTTGAAGAGGTCCGCCGCCTCAAACCTGTAACGGTGGGTGTTGAAGCTGTAGCCTTCCAAGTGGTCCTCAAGGATATCCTCCGGAATGTTTTTGCCAATGAGGGGATAGTTGGAACTCGCTTGGTCGAGCTAAAGTCAGGGTCCGGTCGAAGTAAAAGAGCTCGTATAGAAGGCTTAGTACCTCTCTTTGCCGAAGGTCGGATTTTCCTGTGCAAAGGCATAGACCCTGAATTGGAGCGGGAGCTAAAGGAGTGGATGCCGGGGGCAGAACTAGGGCATGATGACCTTATCGATGCCCTCTCGCACCAACTGACTCTAAGCAAACCTGCGCCTCCTACTGGAGTCCCTACTCCAATTGTTGATATCCATGATTTGCCACCAGAAGAACGAAAGAAGTATCGAAAACGTTGGGATGAAGGTGAAGAATCAAGAGACCCGATGACGGGTTACTAAAAGGAGGATCTATATGAAGCCAACATATCCGGCACCATATGCTAAGGCTGGGGGCACTCGGACTCCTCAGGGTAAAGGGGCCAAGGCCGTGCGGGCTGTGGACGCTAATAAGCCCTATGTGGACTATGACCCCGAAGTGAGACCCACCAAGCTTCCAGCGAAGTCAACTCCTAGATCTGATTACAAAACTTCTAAGAACTAGGTGATAACCATGCCTGAGCACATTTCGACGGGAAAGAGTTATGGTCAGGGCGGCCCTATTCGGAGGCATAACCCTACGACAACTCCCCAGACTACCGATATAGAACTTCCCCCCGACAAGCAGCGCAGGGAAGTCCCGGGTCCCGGCTACACCATTTCTCCGGATTATATTAAGATCGGGAACCGGTCCAAGAAGTTCGGCCGCTCGTGATTAGGAAAGTTTCTGGGGGTTATGTGGTTGTCTCCGAAAGGACGGGTAAGAGGTTGAGCCGAGTCTATCGTTCCAAAGTGCAGGCCCAAAAGAGGCTTCGCCAGATTGAATTCTTCAAGCATAAAAAGAAGAAAAAGAAGGATACTGGTTTTGGCTCTCTGTAAAGGGGTGACTTTATGGTTAAACGGAGGAAGATGCCTAAAGCCTTGTTAGAATGGCGCGAGCGTCAGCGAGCTGGGGCTATCATGCGCCCGAGTACCTTTGAGCGCATTGTCCGTAAGGCTGCTGCTAGGGGCTATCGCAATCCGAAAGCCGTGGCAGGAAAGGCTTACTGGACGACCGTGAAGGCTAAATATCGCAAGCGACGCCGTGGCAAGACCGCATCCACAGGATTCGGAAATCTTTGATAGACACGCCTTCGAGCGCGACCGCAAGTTACGCAAGCGGCGTTACAGTATGCGTGTGTCCGGCCGTTCAACCTTTGACCTAGAGAGGCTACAGAGAGATGTTTCTCGTTCTCGCCGCACTCATTCACCAAGAGAGTGGTGATGTCAAAGACGTTATCTATGTTATAGCAAGCGGGCCCGAGGAGGCTATGAAAAAGGTGCAAGCTAAATGGAGCACACAGAATCTTGAGGGTTGTAGTATTATCCTTTCGGCCCTTATGCCTGTGCCGCCTGCCGCTTTAGGTAAAAATGTTATTGTTCCATCGGTGATCACTGCCAATGCCTAGGCCTAAAAAGTCTGTTGATACTGTAACCGAAACACCCGAAATTCGAGGGACGGGGGTTGAGATAGTTTCCCCCCGGCTTGATGATGAGACTTGGGACTATATTCAAGGGCGGCTGTGGGATGCCCTCCGGCTCTCCGTCTTGTCGAGAACGGGCCTTGATCGAGACCTAGAAGTTTATAATAAACTATATGAGGGCAAGACCCCTGAGGGCAAAGATTGGCCATGGGCAGGGGCTAGTAACCTGCATGTACCTCTTACCCAAGAGCTACTAGATGCTACCCATGCTCGTGCCGCTAAAGCGGCTTTGGCGAACCCGCTAGTTCTTGTCGTCCCGAAAGATTCTGGTAGCGTTGAGATTGCAGCCAAAGCTGAGAGGTATTATGATGCCTGGGCTAGAAAGGCTCAGGTGGATAAGGAAATTTCAACAGCCATTCTATTAGCCCTTCGAGATGGGGTCGGGCTCCTAAAAGTAGGGTGGGAAGTACGAAAACGGAGAGTTAGAGTCCGAAAGTATGTCCCGCTGCTCAATGAGGACGGCACACCAGTTATCGATCCCCTTAACGGAGAACCGGTTCGCCAAGAGACCATCGAAACACTTGATTTGGTAGAGTATGATGATGTGCGTGTCGTCCCGGTTGAGCTCAAGGACTTCTACCTCATCCCAGCTCATGCCTATAGCATTGACCGGTTTGGTAGCGGGGCCGCGAAGGGCGTAGCTCACAGGATATGGCTGCGATGGGATGAGATTAAACGGCGAGCAGACGCCGGTCAATATAAGCAAGAGGCTGTGGAATATCTCCGAAACAATGCCGCCACCGAGCGGACTCCCGATGAGGACGTAATCTTAGGGGGCAAAGTAGCCATAACCCAGCCATTTGTGGTGGAAAGTCCCCAAGGCGAAGTTAGGGCCGATAAGGAATTTGAGCTATTTGAAGTTTATATGTCTTGGGATCTCAATGGCGATGGCTATGAGGAAGAGTGCAAGTTCACGATCGCCTTTAAATGGGGAATTCTTTTGGAAGCCACGATCTTCCCCTATTGGCATCAAAAGCGACCTTTCATCGCCTTCATCCCGTGGCCTCGACCCAGGCGATTTTATGGGTTTGCAATCCCTGAGCGGTTGGAGTCCCTCCAGCGTGAATTAAACACGATACGAAATCAGCGGGTCGACGCTATAACTATCAACTTGGCTCCTCCTATCTTGGTGAACCGGGGGTCAGCCATCCGAGAGGGTGGCCAAGTTAGCTGGGGTCCAGGGGCCCGATTGGAGGTTGACAGCCCCGAGGATATTGCCCCCGTGCGGATGCCGGAGATTAATCCATCAGCTTGGACGGAAGAGAATATCCTCCGACAAGAGGCTGAACGGGTTGTTGGGTTTTATGACATTAATACGCCAAGGGGAACCGGTGCCAGACGCACTCAGGCGGAGATCGGAGCTATTCAGCAAGAGAGCCTTATTCGCTTTGATCTCATGATGAAAAATATCCGGCGGTCTATTGTGGATCTCTTTGAGATGGTCCACGCCCTAAAGATCCAATATATGCCGGAGCAAGAGATATTTGAGGTCCCGGTTCCAGCGACTACTGGGGACATTCCGCAACGGGTGGCGATCACTCGCGCCGAATTGGCCCAAGCTAATATTGAGTTTCGGGCCAACGGGGATCTTCCAATTACTGATCGAGAGCAGGCCCGACAAGAAGCTTACTTCCTCTATCAGGCTCTTATGGGCCATCCATTGGTGCAAGCCAGCTTGCTGCACCAGTGGAACTTAGCGAAGGTTTTGCTTGAGGCTTGGGACCGCCGAGACATTGAGTCAATTATAGGCACCAAGGAAGAGGCTCTGCAGCTTCAGCAGGCTATGCAGCAGCAACAGCAACAGCAGCCTCCTCTCGAGGAAGGCTCCGCGAATGCGCCTAGAAAGACGCGCCGCACTAGAGCTGCTAGCTAATCCCGCATATAAGACGCTCATACAGCATTATCAGGACGAGATTAACGCCCTGACTTATGAGCTGTCTCATGTGCATTTGGAAGATCGTACCCGTATCGAGAAAATGGCGCGGCTGAAAGCATTGGAAGAATTTGTGGCTATCGTAGAGAGATCAATAACCCAATAAAGGAGGGTTGAGCATGGCAGATGAGAAGCCGGATGTAACGGCGGCTCCTGAGGAAGATTTGGCCAGCATCTTTGGTCAGCTTTCTTTGGGACTGCCGGAGGGAGAAGAGGAGACTCCCAGGGCCGAATCATCCGCGGCTAAAGAAACTCCTAGGGAAGCGGGACAAACTCAGGAAGAGCAGACTGAGAAAGTCCCCCAGGTTGCTCAAAAGGAGCAAGCCGTTCCCAAGAGTCGGTTCGATGAGGTCTACGAGAAGGCTAAGCTGTATGAGTCGTGGGCCCCTATCATCGAGCTTTTTGACAAAGATCCGAATGCTGCTCGTCGGGTCATCATGGAGCGAGTCGCTGGACGGACTCAGGAACAAGAAGCCGCCCCGGCTACTCGACAGCCCTCTGCTGAGGAAATCCGAGCTTACTGGGCTAAACGCTTGGAGGAAGACCCGGTCGGGGGCCTTGCGGATCTAGTTCGTGCTGCTGTAGCCGAACAGATTCAACAGGCTGTCGTTCCGGCCATTGCTCCGGTTCGTCGGACTGCTGTGCAAACATTGGTTAGAGACTTTAAGAGAGCGGCCAAGGAGGAAGACCCCTTGTTTGCTCACTATGAGAAAGTCTTTGACAGTGTTCTGTCGCAGACCGATCCGAGCCTCATCGAGCAGAATCCCGATCTAGTGCTTTCACGGGCTAAGGCAATGGCTTTCGGTATGTGGGCTGATACGCAGAGGCAGAAGATTATGGCCGCCAAAGGCCAGAAGACTCTGCCCCGCGAAAAACCCACTGCGGCTGCCGAAGTGACCGCCTCGCCGACGCCCAGCGAGAGCACAAGGGCTAAACCCAAGCGCACGCCCACGCGCGAGGAAATCATCATTTCAGAGCGGTACGGCATCCCTCTCGAACAGCTCATGGCTGAAGAGGAGGAAGGCCCGAGTCCATTTAGCCGATAGGGGTGAGTGAACATGGGTGAAAAGTTTCGTGGTCCGTTCGGTGCCGAGATTGATCTTTCCGAGTATGAGAAGATCGATCTTCGTGAGGTAATCGCTCCGGTTGACTTGCTTCGGCTTGAGGATACTGATCCGAAGTATGTCTACGGGTGGCTTGACACAAGCGACCCAAACACTGCTTACAAAATCCGAAAGGGAGTATGGGAGCCTGTCCGCGCAGATGACTTGGGCGGCATGAAAGTTCCTTACCATACCTCTTCCGAAGATGGCTATGTGCACGTGCGGGAGCTGATTCTGGTGCGTATGCCTAAAGAGCGTTACGACCAGATTCAAAAGGCCTATGTGGCTCTATCTCTCCGTCGGCACCAAGCTCTTCGCAGGGGCTATGAAGAGGCTGTTCAGAATACCGCCCGAGCTATTTCGCCGGGATCAGATGCTACCCCATTCTCTCAGGAGGACATTACTGTTAAGACTGAATCTCGCCGCAGGCGATAAACGCTAGGGGTGACTGGATATGGCAACTATTCCTATTCGTAAAGTCAACCCGGCGGGTACCATTTCGGGTAACCAGTTCAGGGTGATCGTTTACCCGCTTGAGACTGCCGCTGTTATTCAGGGCGGTGACTTGGTGTCTGATGAAGACACGAATGGACTGGCCGCTAAGGCCACCTCTCCGGCGGTTGCCACAAAGAAACTTCTAGGCTTTGCCCTTCACGACACTAAGGAAGGCACTCCTTGGCTACTGGGGGCTGGCCAGACTGGTGGGGACTTTGGTGGTACCTTCGGTGGGACCTTCATGGGGTCTAACAACCTCCTAAGGTCTATCGAAGGTGTCGGAGTCCATATTTTGGCAGCTGACCCGGATAACATCTTCGAAATCAACCTCTCTGGGACCTTCTCTCTTTCTCAGATTGGGGCTCAGGTCGGGTTGGTTGAGGATGCTTCTGGTTTCTGGAAGGCCGACGCCGGCCAGGTTAATAAGGTGGCAGTTGTCGTTGGATACCCCAGAGGCCCTAACGATGGGGTTCCTGGGGATACTAACGCGCGGGTATTCATTCGATTCCTGAGCTCGGTCTATCTGCTGAACTAACGTGAAGGAGGTATAGCAGCCATGTTGATTACGAATACTTATATCAACGCTCTCTCCCGAACGCTGCGGATTGCCTTCTTCACTACGGCGCAGAAGATCCCGGAGTTCTACCCGACGGTCTTCAATGTCATAGATGAAGGTAAGGGCAACCCGCGCCCATTCGTTGATGTCATGACTCTGGCAGGGTTTGGTACCTTGTCGGAGAAGAGGCAGGGCGAGGCCCTGACGTATGATGACGCCTTCGAGGGGTTCGTTACTCGGTACGTCTACGTGACGTATGCTGGTGGTTACCGTGTGAGCAAGGAAATGATGGCAGAGGATGCTATGGGGGTTATTCCTCGGCTTCCTCAGGCCCTTGCTTATGCTGCTCGCCAGACAGTTGAGTTGCGAGTTTGGGATATTCTCAACCTCGCTTTTGACTCAAACGTGGTGGGTGGTGATGGTAAGCCTCTGTGCGCCGATGATCATCCTCTAAAGGGAGGCGGCACATACGATAACAACCTGGGTGCCACAGCCCTCTCTCCTACTGCCCTACAGTCGGCCATTATCAATGGGTTTGACCTATTGGTTGATGACCGGGGTCTGCCTATAGTGCGGACTGCGAAATTCTTGGTTGTTCCTCCCCAGCTGGAGAAAACGGCCTTGGAGATCATTAAGTCCGCCTACACAGTGGAAACTTCCGGTGTCGCGGCCAACGCGGTCAACATCCACTATGACCGATTGCAGGTTGTGGTTAGCCGTTACCTAACCTCGACCACTGCTTGGTTTGTACTTGGCAACAAGGGCGAGGGTGAGGGAGATCACCACTGCCTGAACGTCTATTGGAAGTGGAAGGATGTCTTCGAGCAAGAGAAGGACTTTGACACGAAGTCCATCAAGAACTCGCTTGACTTCCGGTTCACTTATGGTTGGGACGATTGGCGGGCCGTGATTGGCTCTCAAGGAGCCTAAGCCAATGAGGGGGCTACTTCTCTGGGTAGCCCCCTCCCCTTCTCCAAATTAAGGAGGAAAAAATTGAGATGGCTATCAACAAGATCCGAAATGTGATTTACATTGATGCTCCTGACACTGGTGTGGCTATCCCTGATAGAGCCTTTGTCCGCATATCCGCTGTTGTAGTTGTGGGCGGCGCTGCTGCGGCTAACCTCAAGATTTATGCAACTCAATCGGCGGTGGCGGCTAAGCAAATCTTTGAGGGTACTGCACCCATTGGAGAGTCTCGGGGCTATGCTCTATTGGGTTCGGAGGATACTCCAGGAATCTTTCACTCAGACGATGGGTTATATGTTGAATTAACTGGAACAGGAGCCAAGGCATTTATTTACACAGCCTAGGAGAGAATAGCAAATCATGGAAAGTAGAATCCAAGCGAATTCAGCTTTAATCAAGTCGGGCGATATTTTGCGAGTGACCACCTGGAATTCTCTTACAGCTCAATCTTTAACTGTCTCTGGGCGATTCGCTGACGGTAGTGATTTTTCTTCAACATTGAATCCTACTTCCGACCGGTTGGCTTCCATTGCAAATATTGCACTAGGGGAAAAAGTTCCTATTTCCGTAGTTGTTAGCACAGCCGTTGCCACTCAGCGCGGGCAGACATTCGTGCGGATTGCTATCGTGGACTCCGCCGGCACCCAGCGAGCTGTGCTGGCCCAGGATTACGTCACCGTCGCCGCTCCTCTGGCCTGGCCTGGAGGGAGGATCAGTAGCCCCACTGAGGGGCCGGGAGCGATTAGGAATATCACGGGGACAGATCCTGCGCCGGGGGCACAAAGTGTTGAAGTAGTGCCAACAAATGCACGGTGGCGATTGTTAGCGTGGCGGGCAACACTGACAACAGACGCTACAGCGGTTACACGAAACAACCCCACTCTACTCTTTGACGATGGAGCGAATCTATTTTGGGTTTGGTTCACTCCTGAGACAGTCCCGGCTAGCGCAATCCGCCGCTACAACTTCGCCATTATCGGTGTTGAGCACCCCAACCGCTCTGGTGAGTTTGGGCAACCACTTCCAGATCTTTCGTTGAGGGCAAACTACCGGATTCGGACTTCGGTAGGGTCATTCCAAACAGGCGATGACTGGTCTGCGCCCCAGATGGTGGTCGAGGAGTGGATCGACGTATGAGCCGATATCGCTGCAACACCTGTAGTGGTGAGTACGGTGACATCCAGGCTGACGGGGCGCTCTATTTCCACGTTTGCCCGCCGGTGGTAGTAGACCCTGCGACGGGTGCAACGCGAGAACGTCCTGACAAGCGGGATGAAAACGTGATTCTCGATCCTGCCACTGGCCAGGTGCGCATCAAGGCCGAGGGGAAAGGCCGTACTGTAATAGTCTAAAGGTGGAGTATCAACCTTTATTTATGCCGCCTAGTGAGGTGAGTTATGAGTCTTTGGACCGATTTGAAAAATAGCCTAAATCGAGTTATTGCTATTGGTCGAGATACGTATATTCGGTTTTATCCCAATCCAGGTTTTGGGATATGCTTTGGGAAACGTCGAATAGCTGTAAGTGTTGTAGGTGGAGTAGAGCTGTTTAAGAGACACCCCAGAAACGCTTGGGAGAGAACCCATGCCTGGGGTAGTAGGCGAAAATTTAGGTAGGTGATGGTACATGCCACAGTTTGGGCGACCCTCCGCAGATACTAACAACCCCGGTGGATTTACTGATCAAGCGGGCGGCTCGACTAATATCTATACGGCGATTGATGAGGTAACACCGGACGATAATGACTATATTAAAAGCCCGGCCTCACCGACAAATGCCGTGTATGTGACACAAATCTCTAACCTTGTCGATCCGAACTCTTCGGTAGGGCATATTATTCGGATGCGGACTTCGGTAGACTTGAATAACCAAGAAGCTATCGATTTCACGCAACAGCTCCGCCAAGGTTATGTTTCTGAGGCTTCCCAAGGGACGCTAATTGCCAGCCAGTCTAGAACTGGGGTGACAAGCACAACTTGGACAACTAGTGAGTACACGCTTTCAGCGGCTGAGGCGGATTCCATTACAGACTATACAGCACTCTATTTTCGGTTTATTGTCAATCGACCTTAATAAATGCTTCCCACCGCAGATCCAGATACGTGGATTGAAGAACGACGAAATGGATATGTCCGCTACCGCCGACGAGATGGTCGTCGGTGGGAAGTCTGGGGAGTCTGCTATCGCTGGGGACTCTGTTTAATAGGTGCTGTTATTTCTACCCCTGATGGTCCCATTCAGATCCGCGACTCCCAACATCTAGAAGAATTGAAACATCTTCTGGGTAGAGAACGCATCGATAGCGAACTCGATGTTCCCGTGACGCCCGAATTTCGGGATTGTTGCCCGTTTACATATGTGGAGCTAGATCGTGCCGACTCGACTTTACCTCCGTAATGTTACCGCAGCAAATACTCCAACAGCGGGAGAAAAATCTGCTGCCCTTCCTGCCGGAACATTCAAAGGCAATTCCGGCGCGGGTTTTGAAGATCTCTCACTTTTAACAACGAAAGGAACCGCGCAGGTTAGCAAGGCTATTACTTCGCTAGCCCAGACGGCTCACCAGGATTTATATATTGCGCGCTTCACGTCAGGCCCTCTAGCCGCCCAAACAATTCCGGCCCAAACATGGACGCTGGCCGTCGCCACGTCTGAATCAAACACAAACGCCAACACGTTCACCATTGTATCTCTTTATGTATGGCGCCCCGGTACGTCGTCTGTTGTTGGATATATCTATGACTCGGATACGGCATTAGGTGTTGAATGGGCTACAACGGAAGATGGGCAAGTTCTTACGTTTAGTGGATCGTCAATCGCCGTCCAAGCGGGCGACGTGCTTGTGCTGGAATTTTGGGCACACGCCGTTCAGGGCATGGCGGCCTCATACACAAACACACTGTTCTTTAACGGCACAACAGATGTTACCGACACAACGACCGCCGATGCCGCGTCGTATCTCGAAAGCCCGGCCATATTAACATTTGCTGCGTCTCCAACGAAAGGTAGGATTTCTTGGTCTGAATTTGAAACGCCATTCGTACCGACCAAAGGCCGATTATCATGGATTGAACTTGAGGTTCCATTTCAGGCAACTCAAGGGCGAATTTCTTTTGTTGAATTTGAAACACCATTCAGCCCCACTCATGGACGTTTTTCTTGGGTTGAGTTTGAGGCTCCTGTTGCACCGACACGCGGGAGAACATCTTGGTTAGAACTTGAAGTTCCCAGCTTAGCTTCACCAACACAAGGACAGCTTTCATTCGCAGAGTTAGAAGTACCATTAACGGCTACCCGAGGACGCTTCTCATGGGTTGAATTCGAGACTCCCATATCACCAACCCGCGGTCGTCTTTCGTGGGTTGAGCTAGAAACCCCGATAGCTCCGACCAAGGGACGTGCTTCTTGGTTTGAACTTGAAATACCGGCTTTAACCGCTAGAGGCAGGATTTCTTGGACAGAGTTTCAAATTCCTGATGTTAGTGGCGCAGGTATTTCAATTTGGCAAGTGCGGAATGTTATAGCACTAAGTGGTGTTGGAACAGCTATTATACTTTCAGGACTAGTTAGAATCTCTGCAATAATAGTTGTCAGTGGAACTCTGAAGTTGTATGCTGGAAATCAAGGCATTCCTGAAAAGCAGATTTTTGAGGGCACGGCTCCTGTAGATGAAAGCATTGGCTATAAACTTATTGGCAGAGAACGGTCTATAGGTATATTGCATTCAGGAGAGGGCCTATATGCTGAGTTGTCGGGCACTTCACCAAAAGCCTTTATTTATCTAGCTTAAGGAGGAAATACAAGTATGAGAAAGTTTGAGAATGTGGCTATTAACTCTTCCACAGGGCTGCCAATCCCTAATCCAACTATAACTGTTTATCATGATGATGGGGCCACCCTTGCCACTATTTATAGTGATGAAGGTGTTACTATTAAAGACAATCCTTTCTCAGGTGATGCCCAAGGCCGGTTTAGCTTTTATGCTCCTGATGGAGATTATGTTGTAAAAGTTGAGGGAAGTGGTGTTTCTCCATATCTTATACAAGATGTCACAATTGTTGATGTCAAAAGAGGAGGGTTTGGGGTTTCTGATGCTCAAGTGGTTCAGCTCTCTAATGCTTTTTATAATCGAAGGACTGGACAATACAATAGAATCGATACTACTAAATCTGCTTGGGCCCTAGAGCTGAATTCAATTAATGATTACCTTAGGTTTTTGCGGACAGATGCTGGTGCAAATCCCATCTCTTGGACTGAATTCTTACGACAAGATAGCACTGGAAAACTAGCCGTACCATCTGCCGTAGTTGGAGCCGATCCAGGGGGAACTGAAGTTCTGCGTGCACAGAGCTTTCGCACAGGGTCTTTAGCTAGTACGTCAACACTGACTGCACCTTCGGCCATCATCGGAACCGACCCCGGCGGCACAGAAGTCCTGCGCGCACAGAACCTCCGCGCTGGGACTACAACATTTACTGAAACAGTGACACTGGCGTCAGATCCTACAGCCGCTCTTCAGGCTGCTACTAAACAATACGTTGATAATGCTGCTGCTGTTTGGCCTTCGTATTATCAACTCCTAGTCAAAACAAACAACACCACACCAGCATCTAAAGTGGATGTTTCTGCAACGTTCATCATTGTATTCGACTCGTCGGATAATTCGAAACTCCTGAAGAATGTATCTGTGACAGCGGACATCACCGTTTCGGGCGCCAACGGGCTGGACACCGGAACCGAAGCGGCGAACACCTGGTACTTCGTCTGGGTCATCTACAACCCGACAACCGCCACCGTTGCCGCCCTGTTGTCAGCGTCTTCGACGGACCCGACGATGCCCGAGGGTTACACGTTCAAGCGTCGCGTGGGGGCGGTGAGGAATGACGGGTCGAGCAACTTCATACCTTTTGTGCAGCGCGGGAGCCAGCTGATATACATCCCAGACGGAGACCTGGACGTAAGCAACGTGACCGCCAATTTTGCGACCTATTCTCTCGCCTCGTTCGTGCCCCCCACTTCCCGCTTCGTAGACATCGCCGTTAGGGGCGCGAACACGACGACTGCTGGACAGGCGTTCCTGTTTTACCGCCCCACGGGAACCACCTATACGACGGGCAAGAGGGTTGCCGGGTACGCGACGGGCACAGCGGGAGGTGGAGGCCTGATACCATTCACCGTGGAGGCCAACGCCTCGCAGCAGGTTGACCTGAAGATGGGCACCCTAGCCGGGGGGACCTGGACCCTTATGGTGGTAGGGTATCGGGATGACATAGAGTAGGAAAGGGCGGGAAGCGAGATGCCCAGGACCGAACAGCGCACGATCGACGCCGTGGGGCTGGTAGCGTGTTTTACCTAATATATTTGGCTCCGTAGGAGGGTTTTAAAACAAGATGATTTCAAAAGTTGGCGAACCCTATGGCAGAATAGGTATTCTAGATTTTTATTACGGTGAAGGAGTTAACCCTTATCCCGCCTCTGCAACCGATAAGAAAATAGTAAGCCTAATAGCCGATAAACTTAGTGCCGGTAATATAACAGTTCTTGTAGGCTTGGGCCAGGGAGACCAACCTGCCATTGAATTGGATGGAGTAAATAGGCGCATAGTAATTAAAGACAGCAATGGAAACCGGCGAGTTAGTATGGGTAGGGAGGACACCTAATGCCTAATCGTTGGGGCTTTCATGTTTATGATCAAGATGGCAATCTTGTAGCCCGGTTTGGAGATATTAGCGGGCTTGAGTGGGGGGGTTCTGGCGAGGTTTTACCGGAGAATACTTATGGCTTTTGGGCTAAAAGAGAGGGGGCCTGGCTCAAGGCCTATACTACCGTATTTTATGCTCACTTTGGTACATTAACACTCTCTTGGAACCCTGCGGGAACGGGCACGTTGCAGGCACCTACGACTTATCGAGTTACTATTGATGAAATATTTCCCTTTGGGTCTATTCAAGTTCCTAGAGGGAGAATTATATCATGGGAGTTTGTTTTAACATTTGCTTCGTTTCGATTTCGGTCTGCTGGCCTAGGCGATGTCACTACTACCGGAGTTTTTCTGCGAAATAAACAATTATTTGCCTCTCTCAACGGAGGTATCGCCGCCTCTTATGATTATCTAACTGGGCCAGCCAGTCCCGGAATACATACTTATACTAATCTTAAGTTACGGCTAGAGTATGATATTGATATGGGTGTGGGTGACGGCTATTGGAATCGAGATGTTCCAGTTCTTTTCACTCGTATAGGGATGATTCGAATGTTCAGTCATGAGGTCAATGAGGCGCCCTCCTTGGATCTTGTTAGTACTGCAGAAATAAGTGCTCCCGCTTCTGGCAGAGAGCGCGAAGGAGCTGGAGTAGATCAAGGAGGAGGTACGGGAACAGAACCTGGAGGATATCAGGGCAGTGGAGGCGGTGGACTACAACTAGTATAAGGGATGACTATGACTTGGACTAGAACACTTTATACATTTGTCACAGGTAATGCAGCTACTAGGGGCAATGTCATCGCTCTTGCCCGCTCAAAGCTTCGGGAAAAAACTGGGGATTCCTATGACACCACGGATCTTAATAGCTTCTTTCTCTCTGTATATCGGGATCGATGGGCAATTGATCTTCAATGGCCCGAGGCTGCTTGGGAGGACACTACAGTAGCCGATCAAGACCTATATTCTCTTCCAGGTGATCTGGGCAGTATTTTTCGGGTCTACGTGAATGGCAATCGAGTAGCTCCTACAACTATTGCCTTGTTGGAGGGAGAGGCTAGGCGAATTTTTGATGAAACATGGAGAAGGCTTCCTTCCATAACTCTACCCGATGCTACTACGAGAATGCCTACGGGAGGCTTACCGATTACCGCTGGGCCTTTCCAAAGAGGCAAGAGAATGCTCTACTTTGTTCGTGGAGGACAATTGGGGCTCGTGCCGCCTCCGGCGGCAGCCTATCCCATTCGTATCGAGGGCTTTGCTATACCTGATACACCGGCTAATGACACCGCAGACTTGGTTTTTCCCAAGCAATTTGAAGAAGGTCTTGCAGCTGGAGTGGCCATGCTAACCCTAATTTCGGATGATAAACCTGAATTAGCTGCTTCTCTAAATACTTTACACGAAAATGCTTTGGCCCTAGCTAAAAAATGGAGGCGAAGCCTGCAAAGAGACCTACAGCAGGTAGTGCAACCTTATGACTACCGAGGATATTGGGGTCGGTAATGACTAGGGAAATCTCTCGTTCAGCGGATCTTGAGCCTTTGATTATCGCCCTTCCTTTGGAGGGCCTTGATACTTGGACTTCTCCCTTCATTATAAATCCAGGCGTATTAACGGATATTCGTAACCTGGATTGGCGAAAGATCTCTGGTGCTGTATTCCTCAGTAAGGGTAGAGACTTCTTAGGGCCCGCGCTATCAGGAGCTATTCTAGGATTAGGTCGGTTTTCCAATGCTACCTCTACTGGCCCTAGGACTGTTGTGGTTTTAAATGAGTCCCCAGTCAGCTGGAAGGTAATTGATGATTCGGGTGTAGTTAGTACTGTTACCTTGCCTTATGCTTGGGCAGCCGCTAAAACTCGTTTTGCTACTGTTTCACAGAAAAATCTGATTATTGGAGTCAATGGACAAACAGCCCCCATTAAGCTCCGCAAAGATAATCTCAGTATTGCAACAAAGGTCGGGATTACCTCTCCTAGTACGGCACCTACTGTGTCTGCGGGGCCTTCTGGTAATCTAAGCGGCTCGTATCAGTGGCGAGTGACATTTGAGAGTGCTACCCACGAAAGTTCCCCCGGTCCTATTAGTGCTCAGTTAACCTTAACCAACCAGCAGGCTAACCTTACAAACATACCTATTAGTACCGATCCTCAGGTAATAAAAAGAAATATTTATCGGATAGGTGGCGTTGTCTCTGAATGGAGATTTGTAGGCCAAATTAACGATAATACCACGACTACTTTTACCGATAATGTGGCTGACTCCGCTTTAGGAGAATCTTTAGGTTTCGATCGTGACCCGCCCCGAGCAACCTTACAAGGTATAGTTGAGCATAAGCAACGGCTCTTTGGGTTCGATGGTAACGAGTTGTTATTCAGTAATTTTCAAGAGCCAGAGGGTTGGGATGCCAAGAACGTAATAATTGTAGGGGGCTCAGGTAAGATCCAAGCGATCGCCAGTACCGGCAGCATACTCTTGATCTTAAAGGATACGGAGGCCTATATACTTCTTGGGGAAAGTGCCATAGATTTTACATTGCTCCCTATAGCCAAGAAAGGGACAATTGCCCCAGATTCAGTAATATCGGTTGAGGGTGTTGTCTTTTGGTTAGCAGATGATGGAGTACGTATGTTTGATGGTCGGAAGATTGAATACATTGGTAATGAAATACGTGGAATTCTTGACTCACTTCCCCTAGAAACAAAAAGACAGGCCGTAGCGGCCTTTGGAGGGGGCAGATACCTACTCTCTCTCCCCAACCACTTGACATTGGCCTATGATCTAGTTACTACCAAATGGGAAATATATTCTTGGTCATCTGATTTCATAATTAGTGCTTTTGATGAAGGAGGAATTAATAGGTTTATACTTAACAGAAGCCCCAACAATTCGCGGTTGGCAACTTGGCCCGGTAATGGCTATACTGATATAGACAGTCCGCCATACTGGTATTTGGAAAAGGACTTAATTTCTGGTTATACAGTAGCAACGCCTCGGGGACCTGGATTTATAAAAGCCATTAAACGATTTAGAGAATTGGAGATTATCGCTCCTCCTCAAGCTGCTTCCATTTTTGTGAATCTTGTTGTCGATGGAGATAGTGGACCCAAAGCTTTAGCCGGATGGCGAACGCCCCTAGTACCTCCAGATGCCAATCCACTTCCAGCTTTTGGTAGTGGAAAAAGCTACGTTACTTTTATAGATTTATCAGATGCACCAAAAAGTATAAGACTTCCGCCTGGATTGGTAGGAAAAACTCTTAAAATAAGAATTTCTGGCACCCAAGCTGTTGAGCTACATGGATTTATCATTTGGGGCTACTTGGAAAGGCCTTACGGCAAGAACTAGGGGGGATTACTATGAGTGTCTTTGCTGCTTTAAACTTAGATATGATGAAACGTGCATATGATATGGTAAAACGCCCTACAGGAGGCTATGTTGGGACAGCTGTTATGCCCGGCTATGCTTTGCCCAATCTTCCCGAAGGCTATTTTAGGCCAGCTATTACGTCCGGCTCTAATCTTCCTCTACCACCCGGCCTTTATTGGGGCAACCCCAACTGGGGCGATAGCACGATGCATATAGGAACACCACCATCACTCGACGAAATTCGTCGTATCCTCTCAGAGAGAGCAGGACCTAATCCCGCTGAGACCTTTTTAGGAAAGCCGCCGGGCCTTGATATCGCTCAGTTAATTCATCAAGCTCTCTTCAATCCTGAATTCCAGGGCCTTGGCCGCACAATGAATCCAGCTGATATGGCTCGTGCTGTTGAACAGTTTCAGAATTTGGGGCGACCCCCGGGCAATCTCCTAGATGTAGCAAGAGGAATGCTAGGGTCGCTCTATGGCCGTATGGGAGGTCCCTTTGGATTCTTGGGGTGGCCCGGACAGATGAGAGAATTTTCGGGTATGGGTCTACCTCTTCCCCAACCGGTTCCCGGAACTGCTCCTCCTCTTCCTTCACGCGCGGTTGAGCGGGATATATTATCACCTCAAGAGCGGCGCGAAACCTTGAGCCGTGAATTCAGGGGGTTTTAAGCTATGGGCATACTTCTTCCCATTCTAGGAAGTATTCTGGGTAGTGTAGCTTCCAGTGCTATTGGCCAGGCTGCTGCCCGACCTGCCCAACAAGCTCAAGCAAAAACTGCCAAGGCTTATACTGATGTTATCAATGCCCTATTGGGGCAATACAAGTCCCTTTATGCTCCCTACGAGCAGGCCTTGGTTAGTAGACAAGCAGGTCTTCTGGGACAGATACCCATTGAGGAAATCACTCTCGGGACTTTGCAGCAGCTTATGGGGCCTTTCCAAATGCCCCCTGAATTGGTTACTCGGGCCCTCTTGGGTGTTCAGCAGCAGACTGATGTTGAAGAGGACCGGCTAAGAAGGGATCTTGCCCGTCGAGGTATTGAAGGGCCAGCCGCTGAGGCTATGATTAGGGATCTACGGGAAAGGGGCCTGACTGGTAAGTATGGGGTGCTCTCTCAAGTTATGGCGACAGAGGCTGAGCAGACGTTAGCCAATATGGGTAAGGCTTTCGATATTGCTAATACCCTTTTGGGGCAGGGCCTGCAGACAGCCTCCTCTGGGCGAGCTATGCTGCCTGGGGCCATGACGGGACTTCAGAACCTGATGGGTATGTATGGGCAGGCTGCTCAAGCCGCCCAACAGCCTTGGGCCGCACTGGCCTCTCAAATACCAAGCATGGTCTATTCATACTATACGCAACCACAGACTTATCAGCCCATGCCTGGGGTTTCATATAGTGGTGGAGGCACCGGTTCATATAGGCCTGTTTAGAGTATGGCTGCTACTCCAACAATACACTGGCTAAACAATCCCGAATTCTCGCGAGCCCTTATCGTCATGTCAGGCCTCAAACTCAGAGACTCGACTGACGAGATTCGAGGTCTTCATCTGCTTACTTTGGCCTACTGGGACGGAACACAATTCATTTACCCTATACAAATCTCAGCAGCGAGTGGGCCGCTCATTTTAAGATTTGTATCGCCTTCTAAGCGGTATATGCAACAACTATACGCGCCTTTGGGTAAGGAGATGATTCATTACCGGATTCCCAAAGGACGAGTATACGCTGAGATTTTTATCTCCAGGGCCAATAAGAGACTTTATGTAAATAGCCTTTCCGGCGAAGATGGGGAGCCTCTTGAAGTGCCCCCCTTCCAAGTGGAAGGAGCATTGGAAAACACCGACTTTAAATCACTTAGACAACAGGTGGAATTTCACATGCGAGACCTGCAGGATGTTCTCAGATTGCTAAAAGGGTGGGGTTGGTACTAATGGCTAATCTTCCAGCACCTACACCAGTCCCAGTCAATATCTCTCCTGCTCCAGCTCCTGCTCCTGGAGTCTTTGGGCCTCCTATGGCCGGCATTGAGGCCATCCCGGCTATTATTGGGGCTTACTTCCAAGCTCAAAAAGACCGGGAGATGCTGAGCCTGGAGAAAGAACTCCAAGAAGCCCGAGTTAAAGCTCTCAAGACTCAGACCGAAATAGCTGAGTGGACTAAGAAGAAGGACTTCTTGGAGAGCATCAAGCAGGCCTTTGGAGCGGATGAGGCATCCAAGCTTTTCGCTCAAGATCCTGAGTTGGGGCAGATTTACAGAGATGTTTATGGGGTCGCCCCTACGGTTGTTCGTAAGATTCAAGAGACTATCACTAAGACTGTTCCCATGCAAAGGAGAGAAGAGGGGGGTCTCTCTCGGTATTTGTCCCCAACCGAACAGGCTGTTACGGAAGTTGTAACTAGGGAAGAGGAAGTCCCTCGCCCTTTGGCCCCGACCCCACAAGACATAGCCGCCCAGCAGAAGTTCATTGATACACAGCAGAAGCTGCTCCAGACTGAGGCTACTCGGCTTAATAATATCATACAGTCTATGGCCAAAACTGGGGTAGTCAATGCTCAGCAAATCTGGAGCATGGCTAACCGCTATAATACGCTGGTCCAACAAGCTCGGGCCAGGGCCAAAGAGATGGGGCTCTCGGATGAAGAGGCAATGGCCTACTTCCCGTCCATCACCCAGCCTGAAATTGAGTCTATGATTCGGGAGCTTCGCCAGCCGGGAACCGTCAAGCCTGAAGATGTACAAGTGGCCCTTAAGACCGATGCTATATTGGGTTTCCTCACGGGTAAGAGCACTCCGGAACAGAGAATGCTGATCTTTAATGGCAAAGATCCCTACCAAGCTGAGAGCGATCTTTATGTTATTGGGGGAAGGCAATATCAAATCAAAGACATTGGGGACGCCAAGAAATATTATCTGGTAGACCCCGTATTCCGGGCTTGGATCGAGTCTCAGCCACCTGAAGTCCGTCGGATGCTATTGGGAGATGGCAAGGGCGAAAAGAGTCCCGGAGAATTGGCTTGGAATCGTGCTCAAGAAGCTGTTAAGGTTTTCCAAAAGGCTAAGACTGAGGCTGCCGCTCTGCAGGCCCAAATCCAGCATCTCGAACAAATCATACAGCAGCCCCCACAACCAGGCATGCTTGTGAGCCCAGCTGAAAATCAAAAGAGACTTATGGACTTGCGGCGGCAGCTAACGGCCAAACAGGCGGAAATGATTGAACTTATTAGACAAAAGGAGGTTGTCACGATTGGCGACAAGCATTATTGGGTCGATTTAGAGGCCATTATTAATCAGTATAGTGGGAGACCCTTTGACAATGCACAACTCTGGGCTTTACTTTCGCCGGAAGGTCGTTGGTATCTGCAGTCTAAGGGTGTTCTTCCTCCTGGCACTCGTTACACTCGGGGGAGATAAAGCAATGGCACTGCCTTCTTATCTCTTGCCACTCGATGAAGCTTCCATTTCCGAGCCTCTCTCTTACCAGTTTCAGACCCAAAATACTAAATTCTTTTATAATCTCGCCAAGGAAATAACTGGAGATGAAGAGGCCGCCCGTGTCCTGACTGCTATAGCTACCCGCGAGGGCCTAACTTCGCAGGTCGGAGATAGGGGCCGATCCTTTGGTCCTCTACAATTTCATATTGCAGGAGAGCTCCAAAACTTTGCCAAGTGGTTGGGCCAGCCCCTCGAAGTGGCTAAGAAGACAGCCATTGATCGTTGGGACCTGGCCATTAGATTTGCTTGGGAAACTTACTTGGGGCGGGCCTACCAAGAAGGCCTGCAGAAGGGCTTGCAAGGGCCAGACCTAGCCACTTATATGAGTCAAGTTGGGCAAAGGTCTATTAAGCCTGAGCTCTCGGGCATGAAATACAAGGAATTCTTTGGGGAGGCCGGAGGGCCTGGTCTCTTTGCTCTAGACTATCTAAAGCCTCTGGACACAGTTACGACAGTACCCGGAGCCGAACGGCCTCCTACTGGCTTTGAAACTCCTCAGCCCGAGCCTGTGGCCACACTACCCGTTTCCATTTCGCCTACCAAGACTGGAGCATTCACCACTCATTGGCAATGGCTTACTTCTCCTACTCCTACTGAAGGTTGGCCCTCTCTTCGGGAAGGACTCCTGAGGACTCTGGGCCTCTTCGGCATTCCACAGAAACTTATCGAGCAAACCATTACGGGCCAAAGCAACTTTGAGCAGGCTCCTTGGGTGGATACCCTGGTTAGCCGATTGGCCCCCATTTACCAACAACTCAACCTCCAAGTTACAGAGAAGCCTCAAGTTGGTAGAGCTGTCCCTCCCAAGCAGCTAACCGAGGAGGAAGCCCGTAAGTTAGCCAAGAGCCACATTGTCTTCGCCCTTCAATTGGCCACTGACCCCCTACTCTTCACTTTTTGGGCTCGGCTGCCTTCCATGCTCTTGAGCCGACTGGGCCCTTTGGCTAACTTCTTTCGCATAGCCCCCAAGGTTACTCCTGAGGTTGCGGCTACTTTACCCAAAGCCGAAGAAATCCCCTCAACCGTTATTCGAGATCTTGAAGAAGCCTTCAAGCAGGCTAGAATTGAGCAGGCCTTACGAGGCAGACCCGCTATTCCGGCAGTCTCGACGCCAGAGGCCCCCATAACAGTTACTCCAGAGGGCATAGCGACTCCTCCTCTTTTGGGAGAACCTACTATACCCGTTCCTTCTTTTCCGACTGTTAGAGGACCTGGGGGCCGATTCCAAAGAGCCATAACTGGGCACCAGTTCTTTATCGAAAAACCCCTATGGAGAGGCGGGCCCGCCGATAAGCCCTATGACATTCATCAGCCGCGGACCCTCTATATGACCCAAGCTCCCTCTCCAGTAAGCCGGACAATGGCTCCAGAGGCCTTCACCCCGGACATGCCGACTGAGACGGTCAGTGTGTGGGTCATGCCACTGCATCCTAAGGCATTGCCTGCTCCCGTTGATGTCAAGGTCAATGGTCCTCTTATTGATATTGTTCGGCCTACTACTTCTCATGCTGCAGAGATTGCTGACTTAAACTTGAGACTCAAGTCCACTACTTCACTGCTCGATGATGTTACGAGATCGGCAGTCGCTACGGAGCCGAAGCCTTTGGCTACAACCGAGCTTGAGCCAATAGGTTGGCCCACTCCTATTCCTACCCCTCCTCCAGGTTCTACTTGGGGGCGGATTGCCGAACGCCTTGTCTCTAAGGAAAATCTGGCTCTTCTTTCCCGAGTAGAGGCAGCCTTGGATCGGATGGGGCCTGCTGGCCATACTATACGCATAACTTTGCAGAATGCCATCAAAGATACTCAACGAACTGTTGGGGAGCAAGTGGCCAAGGTCATTACAAAGATGGGTCTTAAAGAATTCCCCAGGCTCTCCGAGGCTGAATGGAAAAACTTGGATGCTATCATTTGGGAAGGGGCCAAGCCAATTTCTCCGCGAGTGGCAGCTCTTCACCAAGCACTCTTGGAGAGTCTCAATCAGGACGCTCGCCAAATAATTCTACAGAACCGAATTCCGGGCTATATTCCGGTCAATCGTCTGAAGGACTATATCGAGAGATACGGAATCGATCCTAAAAAGATTGAGGACATTTTCGAGGTCGAAGCTTGGGACAACATAGAGCAGCGGGTGGTCAGAGTACATAAGTTCGTGCAGCTTCCGGCCGAGGAATGGGTCAAGGTTTTCCAACCCGATTACTTCGCCCGCCGATACAACTGGGTAAAGTTGCAGCAAGCCTATCGGGATGCTAAAGCAGGTAAGCTCAAGGAATGGAATTATCTTGTGCGTTACCTTGTGCAGTCCAAACAAGCCTTTGACCCACAACAGGCGGATGTCATGCTACGAAACGCCTTAGAGAGCTTCTTTGACTCAGTGCCCTTTATTACACCGAACGTCCGTCGGCCATTGATGCACTTCCAGTATCCTCGAACGCTACCTCAGCTGCCCAAGGAATACATGCTTCCTGCTATGCAGTCATGGTTGCAGTATTGGCATGAATTAGGGACTGTCTTGGCCTACCAGAAGCATTTGGGCCCTGGTGGAGAAGTTATCAAGGCCGCTTATCAGACCTTGGCCAGCACTGAGGGCATAAACCGGGAGTTCGTAGAGAATACCTTGCGATGGGCCTTTGGTAAGGCAGATGCTTGGGAGCCTTACAGCCCTATCCTAAACCGGCTCATGTCTGGCACAGTCTTGGTAAAAATGACGCTATCGTCAATTTCACAGACAGGGCAGATGGTGCATATTTACTCCTTGGCCGGGGCCAAAAACTTGGCCAAGGCCCTCCGGGCCCAGAGCAAGTTTGGCTATGTGGATGCCTATCGGGCGGGGGCCATACTATCTCCTACTAACATTCTCAAAGAGGCCTCCTTGGAGTCGGTAATTTCGGAGAGATTCTTGACTACCACTGGCTTCTTGCCTATGGACCGTTGGCTTCGGTCCGTAGCCTACAATGCCGGCAAATATCAATTTGATGATGTAGTGCAGGCCTTGGCCCGTGACCCCAACAACAGCTTTGCCAAGAACTGGTCCCGACTATTCAGAGAGTCTATGGATAAAGATATAGAGGTAGCCGTTTCCAAACTAAACCCCGAAGTAAAAAGAGCCTTGGCCGTGGCCGATAGCAGACAATTGGAGAATTTGGTCAACCAAATCACACCACTCAAAGAGCTGCGAGATGAGTTTGGCTATTTCATGGCCAATGAAAGTCAATTCAGGGGCGGTCTCTTGGATCGGCCTTTGTGGGCCAACTCTGCTCTTGGGAAATTTGTCTTGGCCATACGGGGATTCTCCTACCGGCAGGCGGCCTTTGTCAACCGATACCTTTTGGGAGAGGCTGCCAGATGGGGGAAAACTGGAGGCAAAGAAGGCTCTATTGGTCCCTTAGTACGATTCTTGGCTGCTGGCCTGCCTTGGGGTGCGGTAGTTCTTACCCTTCGCACCCTCATACCTGCTTTGATTGGGGAGGCTGTGGCCACCGGAATCAAGACTGTAACCGGAAAGCCGGTACAGCCCAAAATCAAGGACTGGGAAGACATTAGGCGACTGGTTGAGGCACGATTGGTTCGGGGGGACCGCTCTCCTTTGAGCATGGCTGCCACGGTCTTGGATACCTTGGGGGCCGTAGGAGCTTGGGGCATTGTCAGCGATACTGTCGAGCGGATTGGCTCAGCTCCTACACCTTTCCGAGCCATGGGAGGTCTACAAGCTCTCGTTGGTGTACCCGCCTCTACAACTCTGGAGACAGCCTTCGCCGTGGGAAGCCCACTTATTGGTCTCTACAATTGGGCCACTGCTCCGGCCGAGGAAAAACTGGGCAAGCAATTTATGGAAGAATGGAAGAAGGAATGGATTCGCGCCGGCGGAGGCGCAATGGGTACAGTAGCCGGACTAGGCCCAGTGCTCCGGAGCCATTTCCACGCCATGACCCCGCAGAGTCAGAGACTACATTATATTCGGCTTATTAAGAGGGCGGCATCTAGAAAGGATATGGCGGCCATGGAATACTGGCTACGGAAAATGTATGAAGACTTGGGGGACATTCCTGAGCCTTCACAAATCGACGCTTGGATAGAGGGGAGATAAAATGGACCTTTCACTAATATTAACCTTGCTTAAAACTCTGCCGGAATGGGGAGCAGCTGTTGCGGTCATCGTAGTGGTAAAGTTGTTTCTCTCCTCTATGCAGCATGAGCGCGGTAAAGACCGCGAAATATGGGAGAATCATCTCAGCCGTATCGTTGAGCTGGAAGATCAAATTGCCCACACCCTCGCTAAGCAATCGACTATTTTAGAGTTATTGGCTCAGCGGCTGTTGGTCAATCAACCTCTTTCATCTCCCCCCAACTCGGGCCGATCTTAACTTTAGCCTCAAAGGCAATAGGGCTATTCTTAATCTGCATAGGTTCGGGCAGTTTTTGCAATTCTTCCTTGATTACCTGAAGAAAGTCTTCTATCTGTTTATTGGGAACCTCAAACGCCGCAAAGTCATGAACCAGAAGGCAGGCTGGGATTCCCGTGCGCTTATAGACTGCCAAAGCTGTCCAAAGGTTAAGATCAGAGGCCACTGACTGTGGCACAAAGTTGCATGCCTCCCGATGCAGGTTAGGCAACAGACGGTCTGTGATAAAGTCAAAATGGCGAGCACGGCCAAAGGGCGTCTCAACGACGCCTTCTTTTATTATCTTCTCTCTAATCTTCTCTTTCCACTGCGCAAGGCCAGCAAACCTCTTATAATACTCTGTAATGAGTTTCTGGGCAGCAGATTGGGAAATGCCCAATGTTCGGGCCGCCTTAGCGGCACCGCCGCCATACTGAATCAAGAAGTTCAGTCTCTTAGCATCTCTACGGTCCAACCCCAATAACTTCCCGGTCTCAGCATGGAAATCCACACCAGACTCCAGCATGGAGACCATGAGAGGGTCTTCACATAGCCAAGCTTGCACTCTCACTTCCAGCTGGCTATAGTCCCAACCCACCAAGGTGTGACCTTCACGGGCTACAATAAGCGATTTAAGAGATTCAGGGAATTGCTGGATATTGGGATTCTCACAAGATAGACGACCAGTCTCAGTCCCATGCAGTTTGTATAATGGACGGATGATGGGATCTCCCGAGGCTATCATTTCTTGCATGGGCAACAAGAAGGCTGTTAGAATTTTGTTTTCTTCACGATATTCCAAAAGCAGCTTAGGTATGGGTCCTTCTAGCTCTCTTAGCGTGGCCTCACTGGTATTATCGACTTGATACCCGTTTTTCCTGAGCCAATGCAGAACTTGCTGCGGAGAATTAGGGTTCACTTCTCCAAATTCTTTGCGCTTATTCTCGACTCGATTCTGTTGATCAGAAATGGACTTGGTCAAAAGCTGAGAATCCACAAAAAGCCCACGAATCGTTGACTCAACTAGCATGCCACGAGCATCCATGAGGAACCTGTAAAGAGCTAAGCGATGATCTCGGAATCGCTCCTTTAGCGCATACCACAGCCTCAAAGTGACATCTGCATCTCGGGCACAATAGTACTCAAGCCTTTCTTGTGGGATTCCCTCAAAGACCGACTTTCCATCCTCGGCCTCGCCATGGATATAATTCCACACTAGATCCTCGGCTGTAGTAACATTGGCCAAAGTTGGAGCGAGCGATTTGAGGCTATGCGTGCCCTTTCTTTCATCATGGGCGTAGTGATACAGCAAAGTGTCCTCGCTAAACTGAACCGGAATTCCATTGAGCCGCAAAACTACCTCATCGACAAGTGAGTTATGTCCAACTAAGGGAACAGAGGGCAAGTCTTGGATTCCAAAGTCGCGCAACACTCGGGCCTTACCTGGAAATGGCGAGACAGCCGCACAAAGTATTCGGCTATGAGTCAGAGACAGATCGTTTAACTCCGTATCTAAGGCCGCGAGCTCAATTTGTGGCGGCCAAGAGTCAATGAGCTGAGTAGGGCTATCATCTGGTTCTAAGCCTTTCACAAAACGCTCAACGTCCCATACGAAGTCAGGGTAGGTGTCAGGTTCGTAAATAGTACGAGCCGGATGGTGAGTCAACCAACACCTGTAATCCTTGCCAAACATATGCAAGGTACGAACGGTGCCCCGGGTATATGGCCCTTTGGGCCACAAGGCATGGGCTGCAGTAGCTCCAACTACCAAGATTCTTTGGGGCGAGTAGTTAGCTATGAAAAGCTTTACCCATGGCTCACAAGCCCTGATATCAGCTGCTGATGGGGGTACATCAGTATAGCCATGTCCGGGCCTCCAGAGGCAGACATTGATAAAGAAGTGTTGTTCCACGCCGGCCTCTTTAAGGGCCTCCCTTAAAACCTTGCCTGCCTCCCCTACAAAGGGTTTACCGGCTATTTCCTCTTGTCTTCCAGGGGCCTCGCCAATTATTAGGAGACCCCCCGTATGGTCAGGGGGGTCCCCAATGGCGATCTTTTTTCCAGCTGGTGGGACTGGCAAGGGTAGCTTGTTCCACCAGTTCATTTTTACTTCTCCCTTAGGTAGCCTAGTATGTTCTTTTCCTCCATTAGCAGAAAGACCTCTTCCTCGCCTGTTTCCGGATCAGGCAACTTCACCTCCAAACCGACGTATTGGGGGAAGAAGACCAACTGTCCCTCTCGAATATTAGTGCTCTTAACTTGCTCTCCAACTCGCACTACCTTCCCAAATTGGGGCCGGCGGCGAGCATCCTCAGGCAAGTAGATTCCACCCTTAGTCTTCTCTCGGGCCTCGGCGGGCTTAACTATAACCCGATCCCCTAAAGGCATGACTTCAAAGGACTCAGGAAGCCTCAGCTCAGGCGGACTTAGCTTTACCTCTTCAGTCATGGCATACGACCCCCTCTCTCGCGATACTCGCCTTCGGGATTAGATGGCAGAGCAGAAGGCTTTGGCGGGAGCGGCTTAGCTGTAGTAGGGCGCACGTTTTCAATTACGCCCTTTCCCGATCCATTGCCATTACCATTCCTATAAATGACGCCCCCGATAACCCCAAGGCCATCCCGGCCCAAGAATTTATTGATGTCTCGCCCAAAGAACCACCATAGGACCGGGGCCATGATTAGGTAAAACCCAGTCGGGCTGGCACTGGCCGCTGACAGAAACTCTTTCAACCGCTCTGGCAGCCAAATCACAGAGCCAATGATCAGCAGAGTAACTGTAGGCCTGACAAGAGCAATAAGGGTATTGGCCCAGACATAAACTCGATCGGGAGTGGGTTGAGTAGTCTCCAACAATGTGATGAATTCCCGTGTCATCTGCTCCCGCTCTTTGGCCCTAGCCTCGGCCTCTTGGGCCTTGGCTTCCATGATCAATTTCTCAAACTCTTGGCGATCCTGTGGAGTAGGCAGGAATCGCCTAGCCAGCTCCAATAGCACTTCCCAAATCATCTCTTCATCCCTCCTTACGTAATTTGCGTAGCCATTCCAACAGTCGTTCTAATGGGAGAAATGCCCATATCTCACCTCCAGTCTTGAGCACTAGCATATCCTTATGGCCTAGCCACTTTTGCAACTTTTTTATGGGGGCAGACTTCCGGTTCTTCGCCTCTATTATTATAGCATAGCCCGGGACCATTTCCCAGTGGATATCTCCAGGGAAGCCCTCTGCCCCGCCTGACAGGGGTACCCGCTTGGCTCGATATCCCGCTTGGCTGAGGATTTCTACGATCTCCCGCTCGAAGCGGCGTCCTTTAGCGCGTGGATGCTTTAAGACCATGGCAGCTTCTCGTTCAGGAGTTTGGGCACCATTCGCGCGATTTCGGCCTTAGGCGGTGCCAATAGCTCAAATCGACAGTCGCCCAAATATTTCAGGGTGTGCATTGATCTTGGTATAGTCTTGGATTCGATAGTCATGTTTAGAAATCCATCATAGGCCTCTAAGTAAATGGCACACTCTAGCTTTGCCCAGAAAGCCGAGGAGCCTCTGATTCGTAGGCCGGGCGAGCCACCGCCTTCAGGCACAGCCTTCCTCATATGGTGTACCACTGCGATGGCCAACTTGTAGTCATTCCGTATCTTCCGTAGCACTTCTAACACCGAGTTGATCTCATTAGCATGGTTCTCATCCACCAAAGCAAGGTTAGCGAAGGGGTCCAAAATTAGCAAGCTTGGCTCCAACGCCTCAATAAGCTCCCGCAAGTGTTCAATAGATTGATCATCGGTTAGGTTGATAGAGCTTCCGGCTGTGCCGGGGGTCCTAACGAAGATATTTCTGAGTGTCTCTAAATTGCCCCCAGAAACACCGATTAGCCGCTCCCTAATGATAAAGTCGGCATCCTCTTCTTGCACCATTAGTACTCTCTTGGGCTCACCCGTAGTAAACCCTAAGAAAGGTTTCCCATTGGCCACACTATAAGCCATGGCAATAGCCAAAGTTGACTTTAGGGACTTAGGCAGCCCTACAATAAATCCAAGACCATCGGAGTACCACACCTGCTCAATAAGCCAGGGCCTCTCTTGTCTAACTTGAGTGACAAACTGATCGCCAGAAGGCACTAATTCTAGGGCCGAAGGAGCCTTGGGGGCCGAAGCCAGCAAGGTACTCACCCAAGCTATCATCTGCTCGCGAGTTCCTTGGACTAGAAATTCATTAATGTCATTGAAAGGATCAGGCACTTTAGCCAACTGAAGTCCCTGCTTGCTGGCCCTCTTTCTAGCTAAGTCGCCTGCCTTGTCCGTGTCGAAGATCGCTGTTATCGGTCCCCTAGCCAATTCCTGCAAGTCCTTAGGCAGGGTCGAGGCAGATGTGGCAATTATTCTAGCACCTTCATCCGTGGGTTGGAACAGCGAAAGCATCCGAAAAAGACTCAAGGCGTCAAGCTCGCCTTCAACTAGAAAGGTGCGGCGAGGGTGGCCCATATCTAAGAAATAGGTGGAGCTTCGTCCCGGTAGCTTGATGTACTTTGGTTCTTGGGTGTTCTGTGCTGCCCTAAAGGCTAGATTTACTATTTGGTCGTTTTGGACGACAGGTATGACATAGCGTCCCAATGGCTCATAGAATCCCAGCCGAAAGGCCACTAGGTCCCGTCTCAAGTCCTCATTATAAAGCCCCCGTTCTGCAGCAAACCGTTGACCCTCCTGATGGCCAGAGGCGATTTCTACGAGCATCTCTATTACTTTAGATTCAAAGTTAGCTCCTGACTCTTGGCATCGATGGCAGAAGTAATACCCCTTGTCGGCTTCTACATACAGATGATCCTTTTTACCACACCAGAGACAGGTGAGACATAGCTCTTTTCCCTCTGAGACCTCACGAAATGGGAGATTCAGAAACTGGAGCAGATCCCTTAGATTTCCTTTCTTTGCGGGCATTCTCGATCTCCTCCCTCAGAAAGTGAATTAGACGCTCGGCCTGCTCTCTGCCATCTCTAGCGCGCATGTACCGTTTTAGGGGAAGTAGAAGATCTACATGACTCTCCCAAGATTGCCAAGGCAACTGATCAGTCCGGAATAGGCCGGGATCGAAGTCACGAAGAGCCAGCAACTCAGCCTTCATCTCATCCCATATATCCCCTAACTTAAGTTTTTGTACCAGAGCTTGGCGATCTATCTCTCCAGAGATTTGCGCACAGACTCTAAACCAATCTTCCGCATGAACTACCTCGTGCCTGATAACCCATTCTTGGTAGCCCTTGGGCAGCCGAGAGTCAATGCATATTATAGGCAAAGGATATTCCTCTGTTGGATCTAGCAAGGGAAAGACTGTACGGCCTACTGCATTCTTAAGTGGGCCATAGAAGAACCCCTGCTCCTCGAAGTCAAAGATGACCACTGGAACCCATACATTGACATCGCGGATTTTCCGATGCCTGAGCTCATATGGCACCACCAAGATGCGGGACAAAACTTTAAGTAATGCCTTCCTTAATTCCCGCCGGTCGCGCCGAGTAAGGCGCGTTTCTCTTCCTTGCTTAGCGGCAAGTAGTCCCATCTTCCACATTTTGGACACCATAGTCGATGATATAGGCTGGCCCCACGAACATGCCTGCCTCTACGCTGCATTGGATGCCCACACGAGGCACACTTCTCTTGATCTATTGGCCATACCCTCGGGAACTTGCGAATATATGGCCTCAAGGTAAGAAATAGCCAATAGAGAATCTCGACATCCTTGTAGCAGTGGTCCTTGATATACTCAAGGGCTTTGGGGTCTCCGGCCATGGCCTCGACCCAGTAATTGCCTTTGACCTGAGTCTTCTCTATAGGACATCGGAGATACTCCGCTACATTGCCCAACCGCTTGCTGTGCAGAGTGAAGTTGTTTCTGACTGTGTAATACAGGTCAAGGTGTGATTCTCCTAAAGGCGGCAAGGGCGGTAGGCCAGATAAAATCATACGAGTGTTTAAGAATTTAAGGTCAAACTCTTTACCGTAATACGTTACCAGCACGTCGGCCTCAGATATAACTTCATGGGCCCTAGCCATTAGTTTAGAATCATCGGTAACACGCTCTCCTGGATAATCATGTATTGTCAAGACTTTGGTAGGGCCCTCGATTAGTCCGTCAGAGGTCAGCCGACATTCCTTATAGCCAAAACATAGGACATAGCCGAAGTCGGCATCGAGGTTTGTAGCCTCGATATCGAAAATGATCACTTTGCTCATGGAATCACCGTATTCTTAAGTTTTGGCCTGTCATCTAGCTCTGGATGCTCCCGCTCAAACCTTTCTAGGGCGGCGGCATGGAACCGAACTGCCGCCATATGATGGCATCCTGTCTCCTTGTCATAGGACTCGCCAAGCCAAAACTGGATTGCATGTCGGATAAGAGCTGCAAAAGATAGGCTCCACTTATACCCTCTTTCCCAGTTTCTCTCCTCGTATTTTTGTGCCCCCCTCCCATATAGTTTGGCATCCTCAAGAATTACATCCCACGGGAGAAGATCGGTACGGTATTCACTCTGTCCCTTGCGACCGCCAGATTGTTCTGGCATATCGTATCACCTCTTCCCAATTGTTGGTGTGCAAAACCCAAGGATCGAGTTGGGATAATTGGTCTTGAGTCACCGACTCATTCCAAGGACGCCTCCAAAGAACAGCCAAGCGGGGCCTTTCTGGTCGTTCATTAGCCCATGATAGCACATTCTCGGGCTTGTCATCAACAATCCCATCTGCTGGTATAACCCACTTGGGTTCCTCATGATACAGTAGATGAACCTCCTTACAGGGCACCCGATGAAAGGCTAACCAAGAGAGAGTATCATTAGCTGCACCAGCAGGTCGATGTGTGGCGATGACAATATCGGCCACTTCGCTGAGCTGCTCTAGGGCCTGTATAGATCCTTTCAAGACATGCCCATGCCGGAACAGCCCCTTCTCTACTCCAACTGTCCAAAGCCATGCAATGTCATCGGGACTTAGGTACCGGGTGTGTCCATCCCAACAGTCAAATAGCTGAGGTAAGTCCGGCAGGCTGATCCCACGGTATTTCATCATGAGAAACCGCACGGTAGAGTGCCAGTCGTACAGAACTCCGTCAATGTCTACGACTATCTTAGGCCTCATGCTTGACCTCCTTTTGTGGTAGGCCCGCTTGGATTCGAACCAAGGACCTCCGGTTTATAAGACCGGTGCTCTCACCGCTGAGCTACGGGCCTAAGATCACGAGAGGGTCTGCCCTTACACCATGCCCCTAGGCATGCTACTACCCGTGGGTAGGCTCCCTGCCACTACCGCCCTCAGACAGACCCTCCAGAAAAGACTTGCCATTTGGCTGCGGGGCTAGGATTCGAACCCAGATATGGAGCTCCAAAGGCTCCCGTCCTACCATTAGACGACCCCGCATAAGTCGGCTTTCCTAAACCCTCTCTCCCTTTACCCATAATCGCCTTTCGGGGTCCCAAGTCCAAGTGTACCAATCCGCCCCGTAAAAGATACCTTCATTCTCCAGGTATTGTCGTCCCCTTGGCCATATCTCATCAGGTGCGGGGACCGAAGAGCATCTCCCCTTTTCTCCAACAGCCACAAAGCAGTTATTGTGTTCTGTGTAGGCGGCATCTGCTGTAGACCACAAATCCCATTCCGGCCCTTCCAAGGTGAAGCTCCATCGGCCTGTCTTCAGAGTAAACCCGCCAGGTAAGTGCAGTGGGGCATTGCTCCTTCCCTGAAATACCAGTACTTTCATATATTAGCCTCCTCTCCTCGGCTCCCAAACGGCTATCTCACTGTATTGTGTCCGTCTTTTCTCTCTCGGCAAGGGATTGCAAGAGTGACTCAACCTCCGTCTGCAGTGGCAAAGCATCCATAATTATTCTCCGAATATGGCTGAGCGGGTCAAATGAAATGTTATTATCGCGCAAGACGAAGACTCCCAAATCGGAGATGATAAATACTCCGTAGTCAGAGCCTTCCGGTATTTCATCGGCAACCAATCTCACTGTAGAGTCGCTAGTATACATGGCGAATTCTCTTAGGAGTCTCCGCATTTGCAAGTTGGGAGTGATAATGATCAAGGAGATAGATTTTTCAGTTGTCTGAGGATTGGCTTCCATTTTAGTTTCCCCCTTTTCACCAGTTGAGATTATTGCGTACCGTCTGTGCGTAGGAAAACGCCTCGTTCAAGGCTTCTATAATTCCATCGAGGCGGTTTTCTATTGTATTTAGCCCTTCGCACAAAGCCACAAAAGCTATCCGCGCATTTTCTAGAGCCTCCCCGGCTGTAGATGCAGCAGCCTGTACGTTATCAGTAGACTCGACAGCAGGCTTCACTTCAACTGGCGCAAACTGCTCCACAACCGCAAAGACTCCTTTTCCATCTCGACGCTCTCGGTTACGGATCAGGGCCCAAGCAACATTCTTTTCAGCTGAGCTCTTAAAGGCATCAAAGGTCTTGTAGGCCGCAGTGTCCTTAAAGATTCGGCACCGAAGTGATCGCCCTTTATCAGGTCCAGTCTCCACGGTCAGCCTGCAGATCCAACAATGGCTACTGTCATCCCATTGGGCCTCTTCCAACTTGACCAACCATAGCCCCTCTGTGAACGGTTTATACTGTGGAGCATCTTTGACAGTATCCTGGGCCTGAACTGACTCGCTAACCGCTACACGCCTCTTTCTCTCAGCCATGATTATCCGCTCCTTTTCCTTTTGATTCTTAGCTGATACCAACCACTGTGCTTATGGAGATAAGCTATTTCCAACAAATTCCGGGCTGCCTCTTTGTCTTCACCTCCTAGAAAGATCCTAGTCAACATCAGGGCAATGGCGAAGTCAGTAAGGTTCTCTGCCGGCTCCTCGTTATTGGTCATTGTTCTCCTCATCACTTACGACGTACCAAGAAAGGTCATCTAGTAATGAAGACACGTGATCTGCTGCATCTAGAATATCTTCGTAGGCAGCCACCATATTATCTTTGACTAGTTCCCAATCAGTCTCATTCTCTTTTGGAAAGCTGAATTGCAGCCTGTTAGCTATTTGCCTAAGCCAAGTATTGAGGTCAGTTAGCCGGTCATACAGCTCGTCGGCGATCATCTCACTAAAAGCTGCCATTTTTTCTGCTCGACTCGTGGGACTAGTATACAACCTCTCTAGCTGCTCGATAGCTTGGCTTAGGTTAACTGCTAGATGGCTGTCCTTCTCAGGCGATCGAGCTAGGTCCCTAAAGACTTCTATAAGGAGCCACAGGGCATCGCCTACTGTCTCTCTCCACTTCACTGGTTTGCCCCTCCTTCCAGCTGGATTGGGCCTGCCGGTCCCCACTCTACACCCAGGGCCCGGGCTTTGTCAAGAAAGAAGCTCTTATTTCTCCACTCTTCTATTGCATGCAGGACCTCTAAGTTGGGCACTATTGATTGATAATTATCGTTAAGTAGTTTGTCGATTTCTTGGCTCCTCCTTATAGCAAGAGCAAGATCATAGAACTCATCTTGGGGGCCGGAATATCTGTGGCACACATAATATGGGCAACTTTCTAGTGACTTGGCTTTAGCCACAAAGTCAAGAAACTCCTTAACGGTATTTCTTAATTCAATATCAGTTGGATTGTAATAATATCGATAGATACGCCCAATTCTCTTTTTGTTTTTCTCGACTGTGAAGGTAAAGGAATCCCGGATTAGTCTCCCTTGTTCATCCCAAGCAGTAAATTGAGAGCCCTTTCGGGAAAGGGAAGGGGGGTTGGGGGGATGGGAAAGGGTTTCTGGCCCCAATTCTTTAGTTTTTCTTTTCCAATTCTTTGTCTTTTCTTTTGTTTTGGTATTGGTTTTGGTATTGGTCTTGGTATTGGGGTCTGGGTAAGGAATATAGATTTTCTCCAACAGGAAACCTACAAATTTTTCTGGAGTTTTGGAGATTTGTCTCATGGCCGCCAAGTACATTCCCAATTGATCCAAATCATATAAAACATTAGGCTGATCCTTGGCATAAGATCGAAAAGTTTTATAATCCTTAACCCAAAAACAATTATCTTCTTCGATAACAGCATCAATAACTCCGCCATAATAGAGTTCATCTTGACAATTCAGAAGTTCCTTTGGGAAAGACAGCCCCCAAAAATCAGCCAAATCAACTAGACGGGTTAATACTGGGAATTCAGTTACAATAATTTTTTGATAACCACGATTGAAATACCAGTCCAAGTAATTGCTAATTATCTGATTTGGCTGAGGAGGCAATTGGGCCTCCCGTTTATCAAAAATGGCCATCTGGATATGATTTATAGCCTGGTGCAAATCATGCCCAAATAGGATGGGTATACTTTGGGCCTGGCGGGGGCGCATATAGCCAAGTACGTACCGGAAATAATATGCGAAGGGATTTTGATCAAACAGACGTTTGGCTGAGACCGTAAATATGCTCTTGGGATTCATAGACTATGATCTATTCCTCCATCGGATTTATGGGTACATGGGTTGACAAGGGCTGGGCTGGTCTGGTAGGGTTCGGATCGGCGGGCACCCTGCCCCCAACATAGCATGTATGCCAAAATTTGTCAAGGGGGGAGATGCATGAGAATTGGGGCCGATCCGGAATATGCCTTGGAGGGACGGTATGAACAAGACGAAGTTATCAGACCCAACAAAATCTTAGCCAACGCCGTGATACGGCGGATGGCAGAAGGAATGACCCCATATGGTTCCTTTGGCAGAGATGGGTCAGGCTTATCATTAGAAATTCGGCCCAATCCCCATACCAAGCCTGCCTTTTTAGTACGAAATATCGGGTGCACACTTGTAAGTCTTCAGCGATTTCTAAATCAAACTGCAGACCCCCTATGTCGCAATCCCGAGATAATTTACACTGGGTATCATCATATTGTGGGTGCTTGTGGGGGACACATCCATGTGTCTCTCCTAGATACAGAAAGAAGAATGTTGCAAGAGGCCAGAATTGGGGCTAATTATTTTCTTGAGGAGGCAAACTTTATCTTCTGTATGGCTAGTCTATTATTCAACGTAATTGATCCTATAGGCTCTTCTCTGCGCGAGGAAAGGACAGGATATGGCAGGTTATTTGATGTCAGATGGCAATCTTGGGGGCTAGAAATTAGGCACCCAACATCTGCTTGGACAATTACGCCCCAGATTGCCAAAAGTTCCCTTCACATTTTCTCAAAAGCGATAAAAAGTGAGTTTGAGCGATTTGTCCAAAGTCCAAAATTACTAAAAAGTGTCTCCAATGTTGAGGATGACCCATGGATGGCGTGGTTAGAAGACATGCATCCTGATTTGCGAGAAAAAGTTATGCAGTATCTATCTTGGGACATATTGGACCAAAGGGAGAAGAAAGAACTTAGAAACCCTAAGACTATTCTTAGCACTTGGACAGAAATCTTCGGTGGATATGTAACAGCCGCTGAACTTAGACAATTCCTAAATCTAGTGAAAGACGTGAAGCCCACGTCAAAGGGCGAGGATGGGGTGCCCGAGTATTCGCTCACCAAGTTGTGGGGCCTAAACAACCTCACGATCGAGAAAGTTCTCTCTTGGAGGTTTTAACATGTGCGGAATCTTGGGGTATATCGGCAAGCCGCTCAAGGAAGAGGGAGTGGACCAGATCATGGGCTCCTTGGGGCACCTTGAAAATCGAGGAGATGATTCCTTCGGCCTCCTAGTGGCCAAAGATGATGCAGTAAAAATCTACCGCTGGACTAAAGCCTTCTCAAAAGTCGCCGATCAAGTCCGCCCACTTTTGGGGGAGGCCAACTTAGTGTTGGGACATACCCGGATGGCTACTGTTGGTAGTATCTCTGTAAGGAATTGCCATCCGATCGTCGAAGGTAAGGCAATCGTGGTGCACAATGGCAGTGTGTCGAGTTATAAAGAGATTATCACTGATGAAGAAGATGCGGTTGATAGTCGTGCTATTGCCCGCATACTTGAAGATGGTGAATTGGACATCTCCCGACTCAAGGATCTAGGTTGGTCGGGAGTCTTCTTGGCCATTTCTCTGAAATATCCGGATAGGCTATTATTGGCAAGTAGAACAATCGGAGTGGATATTTTCTATATTCGTACCGGCTTGCTAGTGGTGTCGGAGCGATGTGGGGAGGCAAAATATATTCCTATGAAGTTCGGGGATATCAGCCTCTGGCGAGAAACATGTCCCTCTGCAAATGTCAAGCCAGGAAAGAGTTACCTAATCTTCCGTAAGGGAGCCAAAGATCTAGGAAAAACTCCCTATCGTGAATACTCAGTTGTGTCAAACTATCACCTTCCTCTCGCAAAGTATACGCCTTCGGATTTTGAGTTATGTGATATGTGTTTCAAGCCAGCAACTAAGCGCGCCGAGGGAATGGCATTATGCCAAATGCATTATGACGCCTTTTTGGGAGAGGAGGGATACCATGATCTTCGTCAGGGAGTATAGATCGGGAGTTGCCGGTGGTGCTTTTCATGTGTGGGGAGGATCAAGATGGGAAAACTTCCTTGAGGACGCGGCTTGTACTCCGCTTGCCCAAGATGAGAAGATCGGTGTGTTGCTTATCAACTGGGGGTCATCTTTGCCTATCCCGCACATGGACAGAGTTCCCTTATACTGTGAAGTTGTGACTTTGAATCCTCCTCAAGTTGTGAAGAATGTGGCTAGCAAAGTGAAAATGGTACAACTGCTCAAAGATCACAACATCCCGGTGCCAGAAACCATTTTGCCCCCACTAGTGCTGAAGAGAGATAAGCATCACGGCGGACATAACGTACTTTCCCCAGAACTGTATGCCCAAAAATATATCCCCTTTGATAGAGAATTCCGAGTGCACGCCGTAATCGTGGGTAACAAATTCGACTTCATAGTCAGGGAAAAGTTTCCTCTGCCAGACAACCCAGGTTGGCAGAGAAATAACCGCTTAGGATCTTCTTTCAAATATCCCGATCCGGCTCTAGTTCACGGAGAATGGTCAGCGATAGGCAAACTGGCACTTGATACTTTGTCCGCCCTTAGTCTGGACTTTGGTGCCCTAGATATTGGCATGGTAGATGGTCAATTCTTGGTCCTGGAGTGTAATTCGGGGCCCAGACTAAGAGTATCTTCAACGCTCGACTTCTACCGAAACTGCTTCAAGAGGTGTATGAAACATTTGCTAAAGGGGACGGTCCTAATGGACGAAGAGTACTCGGAGGACCCAGAATGAGAATAAGAATGAGGTTGGTCCCCAAATATAGAGTCCGCACAAAGAAAGTCTTGGGGATAGTATACAACAATCAGATATTCAAATGGGGAAAGAAGAAAGGCACTATCATCAGTGCTCAAGGCGATCTGAAGGTTTTGAGGAAAACTTCGCGGGGTCCCCAAATCGAGAATTTGGGGCTTATCATCAAAGTAAAGGAGGTAAAAGGTCATGCCAAGAGAGCATGGTAGCGGAAATTGGAGGCATGTAGACCGATTGGGTATTAGCCATAAATATTGCTTGACTTGTGGGGAGGAGGGGATCTCTAAAAAGATGACCGAATGTCCATCTTGTGGGTCAGACAAGTTGCTGGGCTATCATGAGGAAGACAGACCCCGAGATTGGGGATTTCATGAATGGGGAGGCGACGAAGATGTGTCGCCCTGAAGATTATGGGCCCATCATGCTGATTTATCGTAGCGAGGGATGTACGTACATCTTGGCCCAGGGGAATTTTGTTGAGGATGTATTGCAGAAAGAACTCAGGCCAGAAAACTTCCCTGAACATCTTAGAAAAATTCTATGGAGGACCAATCATGAAAGGTAACGGGGGCTTGGTGAAGTATGTTTGTGCCACTAGTGGATGTAACAAAGTCATTTATACATCGGGAAAGCCACCACACTGTCACAAAAAGCCCATGATTCCGGTATCTACATATTCAGAATTAGTTATTAGAAAAGAGAAAAAAGGTCCCGAATATGAGGAGGTTACTTTGCAATGGGAGAGTCAAAAATGACAGAACAAGAACTACCGATTCAGAGCACCAAAATTATGTTGTGCACTTGCTGGTCCGAAGATGATAACGACTATTGCCCATGTTGTGGAGAACTTGGGCTTCCTATAACGGGGAATAAATTGGCGAATATGATACGGGCAGTTCTAGGGGAGCCATAACGCTGGGGCCAATCATGGGGATAAATAATGCTGGGGGGCAAGTGGGTCATCTTGGGTCCCCTCCCTTGCCGTTTGCCCAAATGACCGGCCTTTTGATCCTCCCCCAAAAGGCTTTTGCTTGGGTCAGCAAACACTTGCCCCCCATTTTGATCTTGATAATTCTGATCATCTTCTTGTTTTCTACAAGCCTTACCCCATGTGGTGCTTGTGATGAACTTCTCCTAAGAGATTCTAAAATAAAAACAAAAAAGGGCTTAGCCCTTGAAATATGTAAACCCCCGATTAATTCTTGGGGTCGCCAGGCATATTTGTCCTGTCTATATAAGCATGGTTTGCCCGACCCCATAAAATTCTCACTTTATCAAATCAAACCTGTAGATACTAAGTTTTAGGGAAAGGCGAACAGACGTTCGGCCTTGACAGACCGGCCGGTCTGTGCTAGCCTGTGGCCAAACCGTTCGCTAAAAGGAGGGATAAGATATGGGGGCCAGAGAAAGGGCCAAAAAGATTGCGGGGTGGTTTACAGATAGCACATCCCTTTTAGGGGGTGTTTCTATTTTCCTCACGGCTATTACTGCTTTGTATGATGAACTATCCGACGGAGATAAAGAGCACGCTCAGGCGTTCATTGAAGGGACCTTGAAATATCTAAAGGAGAGGGACGACCTCATCAAGCAGAGTAGGTCTCTTTGGAGAAGTCCAGAAGGAGGCCAATAGAGAAAATAGGGAGAGGACAACATGGGAATTTGTGCAGAGTGCGGCAAGGTTTACGCGGATAAGATGGTGTTCTTCCCTCAAGATCTAGAAGGAAGCAAGGAAACGGTTTTAGACTTTCCGCTAATTTGCCAATTCGATCTGATCCCGCTATGCCCAAGTTGTGCTAGTAAGTTGGGCAATCTTGTAGATTCCTTGCCCAATGTTTCCCTCAATTAGGAGCAAAAGTAAAACGGGAGGGAACTTGCGATGATTTGGTGCCGATGTGGACATACGGCGGTAGCCCACTATGATGGTAGGGGCGATTGTGCGTTTTGTAAATGCCCCTACTATCGTCCCACGGGTAGTGAAAGCGGGTATGATTTCCGCTTGACAGTTGCCAAAGAGAGCATTCCCCCGTTCGTGGATAAGTTAGACACTATCTTGGCTATCTACATCGCCGAGGCCATGTTGGGGGAGGAAGAAACATGCGTCCCCTAACTTTGTTGATCTTGGCATTTCTGCAGATCATCATCTTGGCCAAAGCGTCTATGGGTAGTGGCGATGAATTCGCCATTATCTTTTGGCTAGCAATTGCCACCGGGGCATCCTTAGCATTACTGGCTTTCCTTGATGTTTTGGATGATATTATCTGAAAAGGGGCTGACTAGTTGCTAATTATCTGTCGAGGAAAGATGCTAGCACAGATCTTATCCATGAATCAAACGCCGAACAGACGTTCGGTGTTGACAATGGGAATGGTCTGTGCTAGGGTTGGACGGGAACCCCATACCTAGGGAGAAGGGAGGGGAGGAGGAGAAGGGGAACATTACTACCATATGGGGAACGTCAACCCAGGGGTTCCGACGTTCCCACACTAGGGGAGGATATTGCTATGTGGACGTATGCATGGAGTAGGGCTGTTCAGGATAAGGCTACAAAGCAGGACAGAAAGAAGAAGCGTCTAAACTGGCGGGAAGAGGTAGCACAGATTGTAAACGTACTTGCCACCGCCAGTTTGACAGACCAGAGTACTCTCTCCATCGCCATTGTGCGTAGGGTTCGCACCGGTGACTTGGCATTAGAATTTGCCAAGTGTAAGGGAAATGAACCCTACTCCACGTTTTATCTGCCCATAGAGACAACCCCAAGTTTGATGGTGGCAATGGGGTCTGCCTACAGCACTTTGGCGAGAGAGAAGGGAAGGATTCTTGACGCGGAGAAAACCCTTTTCTCCATCTTGGCAGAATTGGACAATTCCGATCCTGCCAACCCCAACCCCGCAGGAAAGCCCAAGAGAAAGTGAAGACTAGGGGAGGGGTTAGAGGGGGTGCAAAACCGATGAAGTGCACTTGTGGTGAAGTGGCTACCCTTCGCATTCGTAGTACTTGGCTAGGTGCAAGAGGTTTTGACGTTGAGGAGGTTTTGTGCAAGGCCTGTTGGCAGAGGGTACTAGAGGGTATTGGTCAAGCAGAGAGAGAGGGTTTACTCTCTCACTGGTGGAGTTATCGGGTGGAGAATCTGTAGCCTTCTCCTAGGCGGGGGGGGGGGGGGGGGGGGGGGGGGGCCCCCCCCCCCCCTTTTTTTTTTT